GCATTCCCTGGATCAAACTTTCGGCTAACAGATCATCGACATTATATCCCATGTTAGTCCTTCCAGAAACATTCCTTCTCCAGTAGTCTCTCGCCCATTGATTGTTAGGATGGAATGTATATATTAACCCATGGCATACGACATAGAAATCTATCTCATATGCTGGTGGGATCTCTGGTGATATGTTTGACGATGTTTCTTCCTCTGGTCCCATCTTTTTTTGCTCCATAAAAAAAGGGAGCCGCAGCTCCCTCTCATTTAGTATTTTATTAAGTTTATAAACTAGCCACCATATCTAAAGTTTTAGCATCCTGGTAATTACTTAAAGCAATCACATGAGCATAAACTCTCTCAGTAGTTGCGATCTCCTGGTGTCCAAGAAACATTGAGATCTTTTTAAGATTATCTCTTGAGTCACCATCAGTTAAGATCAGTTTACTAGCAACATAATGTCTTAGGCTGTGCCATGTAACTGGAATAGCTCCGCTTAATTTAATAGCTCTTTTTAAAATGTATGCAAGAGTATCGTAAGAAGCTAACTCACCTTCGTAGTTATAAGATGATGTATTGTTAGCTCTAGCCCCAGCTCTAAATCTTTCACCATATCTGATAAAAACTTCTTTATCTTCCTGGCTGTATTTAGTTTCCATCTTCCAAGACAATAATGCTTTTTTAAGATCTGGATTAAGAGGAATCTTTCTACCAATCATGGCTGTACTTTCTCTTAACTTATCAGCTTTAGTTCCCTCGCCTTCTGATATGTTTTTATTGATAGTAATAACATCATTATCAAAATCAATATCAGACCATGTTAAAGCAAGTTGCTCACCAGCTCTCATGCCAGTCTTAACAGCCATCAAAAACATTAGCTGCGAAAATGTATCATCAAAAATATTTTCTTGGATCAATTGAATGTTCTCTTCGGAGATACTTTGAATATCAAATTTCTTTGAATCATTTTGAAATAAAACAGATACCATTTTATGAACAGTAGGCTTCGTAGAAATAAAATCTTCTGTCTGACACCAAACAAAAAATCTCTCTAAACATGAGTGATGATTTTGAATTGTCTTCCTAGATCTGCCTTTAGATTTATTATACCTATAAAAATCTGAAACATCACTAGCTCTAACTTCGTCACAAATCATTTTGCCAAGATCATACTGTTTTAATAATTTACCGACATAGGTATATCTTTGATACCTATCTGTTGTCATCTGGTTAGAGTCGTACAAAGGGTTAATATCTTTTTGCAAGAAAAGAGAATAAATATTATTTACAGATTTCTTATTCGCTTTAGGTACAATCTTGTTATTAACTTTTTGCTTATAAATATCTCTAGCAGTTGCTTCGGCAAGATCCCTAGTTTTAAAATGCGTATTTCTATATTCAGCATTTAAAGTTTGGTCTTGAAAAGAGACATGCCATGAAGCATGCCCCTTTTTTGATCTAGTTTTTCTTTGTGTAATTTTATAAGGCACTCTCATCATTTCCTCCTATATGTTAATTGATATGTTTGACTTACAAAGACAAACTAGATCACTATAGCCGTACCTGTCAAGAGGGGAAATTTCCGAGCTTCGTGAATTAGCGGAAAATATAGCGTCACGGAGAGCGTCACGGAGGTTTTTAAAAAATGATTATCGTTATAAAACAATGGTTTAAGGATGGCAGTCCCTAGGGGAATCGAACCCCTTAACTAGCGTTTTGTAGTCTCATTTAACGCACAATACAAGCATTTAATGAAACCCAATGACTCCTATTGATTTACATCGTAGCGTCACGGAGAGCGTCATGCTGTGACGCTGGACATTTTAATAGTTAGATTTCTTTTGTTTTTTCTTTGGCTGTGCAGATGTTCTGACTACGCCTTTTGTCTTACCACGATCAGCAATTCTTTGAGCTGGTGAATTAGATTTTGTTCCACTTGGTAGAGCAGATCCACCTACTCCAGCAGTCTGTCCTTGCTTCCTTTTTCTTTGTGAAGATCCTAATAATGTTGTCATTTAATTATTCCTTTTTTTCTGTAATCGTCATTTAATAATTTAATCATATTAGCTCCATAATCTATGTCGCTGTAGATCTGTATTCTGTTTTGTTGAGTTGTAAATGGATCTATTACAATCAGTCCAGCATGTCCGTAATCTTGCCTAGGAAAGCCATGCATATCAGAATAAGAATCTATATCTTTAAATCCTTTTACTCTTAACAAATGAGCTGGTGTTTTAAATCCTGTCTCATGGTTTGATTTGCTTGTTGATGGCATCTCCATCTTTGCATAATTATGTTTATGTCCAGCAACATATATGTCTGCATTGGTATTAAATAGATTTGCTTTTTGCATTCCATGTAACGGATTATACATTGAGTGACCTGGGAAATCATGTCGGAAATCAGCTTTAACAGATGTACCATTTGGGAATTGAAAGTCTACATTAATTCTCCAATCTACAGTTAAAACTCCTGATGCCGAAGCAAGCCATTCCATCTTATCATATTGTTTATTACCAGGCTCCCACATGTCATGGTTACCCCTTAAAATAAGACACCAATTTATTTCCTCAATAATCATTTCTATAACTTTGTAGACCATTGATTTAGTCATTTTTTGTTCAGGGCTGTATTTCAAACTTAGAAATCGTTGCCAATTATTGTGTGTGTCTCCAATGTTTACAGAATAAATTGGATCTGGAGATCCTCTGTCTGGATCAAACTTTTTTAGGGTTTCCATTAAGGATGTTAAAACATCGAAATTACAGCCACCATCGTCAAGATGTGGATCGCCCCAAACGCAAATCCCTGTTACAAGATCTTTAGAAAACTTTATAGGGACCAGCTCTAATAGATCATCCTTTTCTTTTTTTCTTCTCCAATTTTCATGGGCATATTTAATAATTTCTTCGGCAGTGAGATCTTCATGCTTAACCATTTTTTCCAAACCAGGAATAGTATAACTTTGGTTATCGTCTTCGGTCTTGTCCATCTTGATAATGTGTCTGGCTGATTTTAATCTACCCTTTAATTGATCAAGAGTAAGGTCCATAGATAAAGCAAGATCTGATTGTTTTTTCCAAGTTTTATTTCTACCTACTTCATTACCTTTAGCAACAAGATCTTCAGCTTCTTCAAAGCTCATTGAGTTTGTAGATTTAACCATTAGTTAGTCTCTATGTCTATATCATCACTCATTCTATAGACAGTTCTGCAATCGTAATTAGAACATATTAGCTGGCTAATTTTTTGCTCATCTAAATGCTGTTCGGCTTCAATATTGAAATCAATAGATCCACATTCTGTGCATCCAAATATTTCTCTCTTAGCAAATGTTAATACTGTATTCATGTACTCTCCTCATTACATATCTGTATCGTCTAACTCGTTGGTTAATTTTCTTCTTCGACTACACGATGCAACACAAACATCAGTCGAAGTCATTGAGACTCTCTCATGGATGAAATAATTGAAACTAAAGACACAGATTAAACTTATTATGTTGACTGTGATCAGCTTCCAGCTATGTGACAAAATAAACTAACTAAGTTTAATTTTATCCTGTATCTGCCTTTAAATTTCTATCCATGATAACCTCCCTTTTATCTAGTTATTAAATATAAAACTTCTGAAATTTTCATTGCTGTTGCTTTTGTAGTTTTCAAATCAGGCGTTACACCATCTCGATATGTTACTAACAAAACTCCCCAGGCATCTTCAGATGACATTATAGGGCATGCAATGTTTGGTACATCTCTATCAAGAGAAGTACATTGACTTAAAACAAAATGACCGATGACATATTCGTCACCTTCCATCCAGTATCCTGTTGGTAATAGATCTGCGCTGTTTCTTGGCTCAGTAAATAATGGAACAATGTTTCTGGCATCTACCCAATCGTATAACCAGATTGAATCAATATCTCTGTCAGATCTTAGAAGCCTAGTCATAAGATCCTCTACTCTAGCTTTCTTCTCAGGATCGTTCTCGTACACTTCTACTATTGGGATCTCAGTATCTTCTTCAACACCCAAGCTTGTGTATTGCTGGAAGCCTATGTAACCAATAACAGATACAATAATAAGGCTTGTGATTTTCATTACAAAAGCGGACCAAGATTGCTCTGGTGATATTATTCCTTTTATTGCATCAATGATTTTATCCATCATATTACTTTCTCATCTTTTCAATAGATCTGGATCCAAACCAGAAACAACAAATGCTCGACATTAAACCAGCATCGTAATCGGTAAAGATTTTATCTATTACTTTGTATAATTCACCGCCATCCATGTAGAGTTGGACCACAGCAAGTAACTTTACAGACAGCCATAAAATAATAATCATATAAGTTACTACTGGTCTCACAGTAGAGCTTAGAGTTACGGACCACTTGCTTGCTTTAGATTGTATTGTTTGTGAATGCGCATAGACACCAGCTACTTCTGCTGTGTCTGTTTTTGCTTCCTGTTCTTGTACTTTGTATTTAGCCTGGGCTTCCAGCATCTTTAATTTAAAAGCATTTTCTTGTTTAGCTTTAAATATATCTATGATGGAAGGAACAGTAGATCCAGCGAAGCCTATTAAGCTTCCAAGGATTGAGAACATTAGTCTTTGTTGCTTGTGGATTCTATTGTTATTTTTAGATCTGTTTCTGCTGGTGTTACAGTAGAAACATTAACACTGCCTGGCTCGGCACATGCTGTAATTAAAACAGCAATCATTATTGTTAAAAAATATTTCATAATCTTTCCTTATATATTTTGTATTATTACTAAAACAGTCCCACCTAGGACCGAAAACAATGTTGCAAATAAAAGGTACTCTAATCTTTTTACTCGACTTAAAGTTTCCATTGATAAACTTTCACATGATCGTTGATGATCCATAAGAGCTTGCTCTAAAACAGCTACTTTTTTGTCTACATCTGCAACAGTTGTTTTAGCCATTAGATTTGCTCTACAGTATCGCTAGAGGTATGACTTGCAGCATCAGTTGATACAGCTCCTCTAGTGCAACCTATAAGATTTGTTCCATCAACTTCAGTGTATGTAATCTTTTCATCACCTATTTGCACAGTACCAGACGCTGTAAATGGGTTTGAATTACCGACAGGAATAGTTGTTACAGAGTCATTAATATCAGATGAAAGGCTATTAGAACCTTTATAATCTGCATTAGCTAACCATGAAGAACCATCATGTTTGTATTTCCAACCCCAATAATCTGATTTAGCATCTACGCCTGTGTGCAATGTTGCGTTGCTTGAATTGCAATCTGAAATAATTAATTCAGGTGTACCGCCTACACTAATTGTTGTTTGGTCTGAACCTACATCTACAGTCTTACTATCTTCTAGATAATAAAGACTTATATTTGTATCTTTTCTTACTATTGTTTGCATTGTTTACTCCTTATAAAAAACTTGGCTTTGTAGGAAAAGCAATATTTGGAAAACCATTTTGTGCAGGTAAATCCCTTAATGCTTGTCTATATGTAACTGCTTCAGCTTTTTGTTCATCAGTTAAAGGGGTATCAGAAGTTAAAGCCCAATCAGTTTGACTTAATAAAGTATTTCTTTGTGATCTTACTAATTTTTTATTATCTTCAATAGTATTAGCCTCATTAACTAAATCATCATTAACTTCTAATGTTACATATTGTTTTGTTGTTGCATTGTATACTTGTGTTTGTGCCATGACTTACTCCTAACCTATAATTGCGTAAACAGAAACTACGCCTTCCATAATTGCTGTACTTTGTGCATTTTGGCTATCGTCTGCTATATAAAAATAAAATCCATCTGCATAATTAGTTGTGGAATTTGTAGTGCCTGATGAAACTACACCACGAGCAAAAGCATGACTTGTATCTGATGAACTCCACCTCCAAGTAGAGCTATAATCATATGAACCATTTTTTAGAGAGTTAGTGTATATTGCTCTACCATTTAACTGACCACCATGACCTGATGTATTGTTATAATTTTGTTTAGGATTATCTACATCATTACCACTAAATGCAGCACGAGCACCACCATCACCTCTTTGTAAAGGAAACCCTGCCGATACTGTTTTAGATGTTTGTATTCTATCACTACTGTCGTAGGCACTAAATATACTCATTTTTACATTATTACCAGAAAGAATACTAGATGAACCATTGTAAGGTTTAAAAGTAAAATGGTTTCCACTTGCTGCAAAACCAACACCATAATAATTAATTTCATATGCTCTAACATTTGCTGCTGTATAACCTGATGGTAAACTAATTAAAACATTTTGTGCTGTGCTAGAACCATCTACTCTAAAATCATAAGAGCCACAGAATATTCTAGCATCTGATGGAGCAGGTAAATTAGTTAATTGTGAACCATCAACAGCAGGAATTTTTGCGTTTGCATCTAAGGTAACTGTATTATGTGCAGCAGTTCCTGATTTTACGCCTAATTGTATTTCTGTAGCTGATAATGCTTTACCTATAAGTTGCGTACCAGAAGTTGCTATCGCTCCAGCATCAGTTGCAAAATAATTAGTACCAATAGCAAGAGAGCTGTGTCCTTCAGATATACCACCATTAATATTTATTTTACCTGTAGCAGTATCAGATATTGCTTCAGCAGATATGCCTAGATAGTTGCTTGTAGTTAGGTTGGATGTACTGCCTGACTGAGCATCAAGCTGATGTATAATATTATTTTCACTACCAGAACCAAAATTAATTAACGCTTGAGTTTTAGAATAATTACTACTTACATTTGGATAGCGTGTAGCTGATGAAGAAAATTCTTGTACTGAACCATTAGTAACGCTTGTACCTGATACTGTAATTACACAAAAAATACCTTTATCAGCATTTGATGCACTTCCAGAAGTAGTTGCTCTTACAATTACAGTTTTGCCACTTGCTATTTTAACACTTCCACATTCTCCAAAAGCACCATTTAAAACAGTTATATTAGATATTTGTGATGTACTTCCCCATGTTAAAGTAGTGTTACTTAATGTAGCTGATTGTGAGTATAAAGCGTAAGATTGAGATAAATAAGTAATTACAATGACACCATTATTATCTACGCTTAAAGTAGTGTCTAAAGACATATTACCGTAACCTGTATCTACTCGATTTCCTACAGCTTGAGCTGAACCAAAAGAAATACTTGTTCCTGATACTGTACCTACAGTTGTGTAAATATCAGCAGTTGAATCAGATTGACTGTTTTCACAATATAAAAACACAACTCTATTTTCTGTTGAAGAATATGCACATATAACATTATCAGAAGCATATTCACTTGGTGTAGCAATAGTAACAGTCGTTCTGCTACCTTGAGTAAAAGTTGTTCCATCTAAATTGATTACAATACAAACTGCATTATTTGTTCCAGATTTTATTCCTGATACTATAATTTTTTGTGCAGTTGTATCGTAAGTTATATTAGCATTTTGAAAGCCACTACCTGACCACGCATTAGAATCTATAACAGTTTGTGTACCAAGTGTTAATGTAGCACTTGAACCTGTACCACTAAAAGTAGCAGTTGTAGCAGTTAAATAATCATTACTATTTAATGCAATAACCACATATTTATCTTGGTTTGGTTCATAAATTATACCTGCATTTCTTTCTTTTCCAGCATCAAAATTAACAGTTGTACCTCTAGTTATTGTTTTTAAATCAGTTGATGAAATTGTATTAGGTGTTAAATACATATTAGTTGTATTTGCTACTCTATATAAATTTACAAATTGATTAGTTGCACCCATTGCAACTTGACCTTCTTCTGCATTACTAACAGTATTTGTAGATAATGTTCCTGTTCCTGAAGATATTGTTGGTAATGCAACTTCTTTTGCCTTACCTGCTGCCGTAAGTACAACTGGTTTTCTAATAGCTATAGCACCATCTGCGACTTTGTTTACAGTTCCAGAACTTGCTGGAAGGTTTGTTAATGCTGAACCATCTACGGCTGGTAACTTTGAGCTGCCGTCTAACTGGACCACATTGTTTGCTCCTGTTCCAGCAGTAAGTGTTGCGGCAGTTCCAAGACCAAGATTACTTCTTGATGTTGATGCTGAAGTAACATCACCTAAGTTACTAGCTTTAGACATAAATCCAGAAGCAGAGAAGGAGCTTTCAACCCATGTGTTGTTAGAGCTTCTTACAAATAATTGATTGCTTGAGCTATTAAAATATAAAGCTCCTGTAATAAGAGTGTTGCCATCATTGTCTACTGATGGAGCTGATCCTTTAGCCCCCAGGTATCTATCATCAAAACTGTCAAAAGAAGCTGCTGCACTTGTTGCTGACGAGGATGCAGATGACGCAGAGCTTGCACCAGCCGTAGCAGAGCTTGCAGCAGCAGTTGCCGAAGCCGCAGCTTCACTAGCTTTTGTAGTTGCTGTATCTTTGTGTCCAGAAGCAGTTGATGCGGATGTAGCAGCTTCACCAGCCTTTGTAGTTGCCGTATCTTTATGACCAGATGCCGTTGTCGCAGAGCTTGCTGCTGCTGTTGCAGAGCTTGCTGATGCTGTTGCAGAGGTAGCTGCTTCGCCAGCTTTCGTAGTTGCTGTTGCCGCAGAGCTGGCTACACTTGCTGCATCAGCAAGAGCTACCCAGGCAGAGCCATTCCATGCATACATAAGATTGGAAGAAGTGTTCCAATACAATGCACCATTAGCTAAAGCATCTCCATCATTATCTGTTGAAGGAGCTGATGATTTTGCACCTAAATATTTATCATCAAAGCTATCAAAGGATGCTGCTGCTGCCGTAGCACTACTAGCCGAAGCTGTTGCTGAAGTTGCCGAAGCAGTTGCACTTGTACTTGCTTCAGCAGCTTTTGTAGTCGCTGTTGCAGCCGCAGTTGTAGCTGTTGCAGCATCTACTAATAATGTGTATTTAGCTGAGTTAGCATTAGATGTAAGGGGCTGGGATCCAGAGGATGTATGACCACTGTTTATTTGAAAAATATTATTTGTTGAAGTGTCTTTAACTATATCTCTTTCAGAGTAAACTGTAGACGCAGCCCAATTACCTCTGTTTGTTCCAAGTGTTGTTGATATTGAAAGATTACCATTACTATCAAAACCAAATAATTTATTAGCTCTATCAGTTGCAGAATCCGCAAATTCAGTTGTTGTAATTGTATTTGTAACAGAAGCCTTAATAGATCTATCAACCTCTTCTTTAATCTGTTGCACATGCATTGTGAGACGATCTAAACCTTCCTCGTGAGACTCGGCTGGGAAAGGATCGTTTTCAACATAATCGTGAGTTTGAGTTAAAGGTACTACTCTTTGTATAATAACAGTCTCGGTATTAGTTGGTGTATTGCCACCAGTAAAAGTTACATTACCACCAGAAGCAGATCCTACTCCTGACACATTGTAGTGAGTTGAAATAGTTTTTAATGTTTCGGTCCCAGTAGCAGATCTTATATAAACTTTTAGATCTGAGTTTGCTAATATCTTAAAGTTGTAAGCAAAAACAGTTGTAGATCCATTTCCTGAAAACGATACTTTGTTTGATGTTGTTGATAATGTCATTTTAGTAACCCTTTATTTGTAATAATTTTTGTTCTCTTTTTTCTTTGTCATAATGATTTCTGAACTCCACTCCATATTTGTAATTTCTTGGTCTTGCTAAAATTCTTTTAAAAACCAATCTTCTTCTTGCATTAACTTGACGACTTGCAATCCCAATGCATGTATCTCTTGCCTCTAAATCTGTCTTGCCACTGTCAATAAATCTTTGTTTATTTACTTGATATTTTCTGTCTGCTTTTAATCTTGGCTCAATAAAAATATTGTAATCTTTTGCAAATTCCTTCTGCAAAAATAAATACATATCTTTTCCATTATCCATTTTAGTAAAATTAAAATTGACACCATCAAAGCTATATCTTGGTTTAACTAACGAAGGTCCAGCACCAAATAGAAACCAATCTTTTTGAAGATTTGTTAATTGTTCTGGTGCAAATGGTTTTGATGCAAAGGGATTAAAAAATGAAGACCAACCTATTTTGCTTTGTTTCATTTCTCTTCCATGCAAATCTAAGTATGGATTTACAGTATCGCTTAACCAAGGAATCCCAGTATTAATTTTATCTATTATATCCATATGCTGTCTTAAAACTGGATCTACTATTTTAGCCATTTGTTTAATAACGGCTGGGGTAAAACTTGATGCCATTTGATACAACCAATTCTCACCATATCTTTCTGGCTCAAAGGCTACCTTTATAAAAGTGTCAGCTCCTTGAGCAAAAGTTTTGTTTAAAATTGCATTTTCTAAAGCTAATACGCCACCCCAAAATCTTTGTGTAATAGTATCCTCATCATCAATTAACTCTGGATCATTCAGTATTTTATGAAAATCTTTGCCAATCATCATCCAGGAAGAAAAAGGCTCAAAACCTCTGTATGGCACATATTTTTTAGATCCGTCTTTGCCAATTACCAAGTAAGAATAATCTGGTATATTTGCGACACGCTTTGTATTTCTAACAATTTTTCCTTTTTCAGAATATTCTGATTTTAATGTACCGCCAGTCATTCTAGGATATTCTGTGCCATCCTCGTCTACATAAACATTGTCAGCTAATTGATAGCCTACAAACATTAACATAGATCCACTAGCCATTCTTGTAATAGCTTCTTCTCTTTCTCTTGCAGTACCACTAAGTATTTTTCTTTTAGCTTCACCATGAATCAAACCAAGAGGAGATCCATCTCTAAAAGTAACCATAGCGATGTTGTATGGCGTTTTAAAGAAAGGCATAAACCATCTTAATCCAGAAGATGATATTATTTTTTGCATGTCTTTAGCGTTGCCTTTTAGTTCTGATTGAAAAGTTAAATAATCAGCATCTTTTTGAGATCTTAATAAAGCTTCTTCTGGAGGATCAGCCATAAACTCTGCAATATAATTTATCTTTTCATCACCAGTTAATCCTTTAGATTTTGCAGATCTTTGAGCTTCTATAGATATACTATGTCTTTGAGCTAATACTTTAAAAAACACATCTTCAGCATCTAGCATTCCAGTTGGAAAATTAATTGTTTTTCCTAAACCATTAATCATATGACCGACCATTGGTAGATCAGGATCAGACGCACTTGTGTTCATTATTGATTCCGATGATATAGCTCTTTGCCTTCCACCAGGCAGATCTATTTTTGTTTGTGCGCCTATTTGTTGTGGCTTTGCCCCACCCACTGAAACTGATCCCATTGCGGATAAGCCTTCCCATACACTCATAATAGTTGCTAATGTTGCGTTATTGACCTCATCAAGTTTAAGACCACCATAATCTAATCCAAGGGCATTCGCAGTAGATCCAACAGTTCCCATAGCATATTGTTCTAGTGTGTTTTTACCTAACATAAGAAGATTACCAAAGATATTTCTCATATGAGAAAGAGGAGAGCTTAACAAAGCATTAACCCAAAACTCGTTTGCTCTCTCAAAGTATTGAGCTGTTTTTCCTTCTTTGGCATATTTGTAAAATTGCCTAGTAAATTTATGTCTTCTGTTTTCTGGAAGATCTTGCCAGTTAGAAAAGAATTGCGTTATTTTTTCTTTTCCACCAAGAGTATCAAGAGTAATTAAAGCTTCTTCTTCTGATAATATTTTTCCATCAACCACATTATCTGATTGTTCAGCTTTTGTTGTTGCAAAGCTTTCAGGTCTACCCTGTCTTTGTACTACTTGATTTTCTGGTCCAAAATCAGATCCCCTTCTAAGGGCTACTAAACCACGACCAAGATTTGTTTTTATTCCAGATATTTTTAATTGAACATTTGCTACTATTTCAAATTGTCTTCTTGCTTCCAATATAAATGCATCACTTTTATCTTCGCCTGTTCTTATCTTTGAAATCATTGCGTTAAGCTTTCTGCTTTCAATATTATACAATGTACTCATTGCCATTACATAAGGCATAGGGGGTATCTCACCAGGCTTATTAGCAAGTATTCTTGATAAAGCTTTTTTGTCTGAGAGAAGTGTTATGTCAGAGATATGTTGCATAAGCTCAAAAGACATTTTTTCAGCACCGCCAGACTCAGCATCAAATGCTTTTGCATATCTTCTAGCAATGTACGCAATACCTTTTTCTATATCTAAATCTTCTGGTATCTTTCTGTTAGTAGGATCTAATACACCATCTTTAGTTCCTATGACTCTTACATTACCTATAATGCCATCGTTAAGCATTGGATCTGTAAATATTTCATTTGAAATATCATTTAAGTCTTCATTATCACTTAGACGAAGCCAATTAACTTCTTCTTGTCCGTAAGTAACTCCTTCGTCTTCTAGTATTTTTCTTATTTTTGCTTGTTGTTCTTCTGGAGACAAATTAACATTTTCATTAACTCGTGTGACTTCGTTTTGCAATGCTTCTTGTTTTGCTCTAAATGCTTTGTGCTGTTTTACAAAAGGAAGTTCATCAGTATATTTTTCAATAAATTTTAATAAGTCTTTTGGATTTATACCCATAACACCAGCAAGATTGACTGTATCTGGAGTTAGCTCACCTTTAAAGCCACCATCATCATAATTAAGTTCATCCATAGTAAGATCGGCATCAGGATCTTCAAGCTCTTCTTCAGAATTATCTGCTAATCCAAAACCACCATCCATATCTTCTGGGGCTACAAATACATCTTCTGTATTATCTGGTTCCACTTCTGAAACCTGGCTTCCAATTTCTGGAAATTCTACTTTCTCTGGGGTATCTTCTTTAGGTAAAGCAGTAGTGTCTACAGGATCCACTTCTGGGACATCTGGATTATTGTTTGCCTGTTCTGTAAGTACCTCTTCTGGACCACCACTTGCTACGGAGTCTAAAGCCAGCTCTTCTACTTCATTCATGTTTGGGTATAAAAAAAGGATGCGTAAGCATCCTAATATATATTTTTATAATCTGATTTCGCTACATTAGCTACTATTTTTTGTATCTAACTCAGGTCTTAAATTAATAGATCCATCACTATCTGCAATTGGATCTGTTGTTACTAATTGAAATGTCCTGGAGTTGGATCCATAGCGTTGTTTAATGTTTTCTATTTCTTGATCTGATAATGCCATGTTAACTCCTTAATTGCGCAGATCTATAAATATAATCTGTTCATTTTTCCTGTCTAGTTAATTTGATCTTGATTGTCATTTTGTCCATCTAACTGACTTAACATGTATCCAGCCATAGGAATTGATACACCATATCTCTTAACAATATTAATAATTCTATCATCATAAATTACATAATTATGCGTACTTTTATCTCCACCTTTTCTAGACATTTGATCATCATACTTTAATCCTTTAATATTGTGTTTTACTAAATATTTTCTTAACTCTTCTGCAACATCTGATCCAAAAAATCCAACATCATCATCTTGGTGAATCTTTGTCATTGATTTTTTAATTGTCATTAAAACTGTTTCTCCAGGTAAAGTGTCAAATATATCTTCTAAAAACTTATCAAGATCACCTTCGTATGTAAACTCCATCATTTTTTCAGAATCGCCAAAAATTTCATCCATCTCTCTTTCAGCTACATCTTGAAACTTGTCCATACTCATATTATTTTCTTCAAGAAGATCTTTAACAAGATTACTTAATGATTCTCGCACATCTCTATTTACATAATCATTATAATCTATTGTTTGAGATGGCTTTATATCAACCTCTGTTTCATACATAGATCCTGTATTTTCTATTTTAATTTCACCATCGTTAATAAGGTTCATCAATTCGCTTGTATTATTATCTAGCTCTCTTTGTTTATCTTTCGCATCATTCAGCTTGTTTCTTAAATTTTCATAGTCTTCAGTATATCTGTCGTAATTATTTCTCAATACTTCATCATGTCGTTTTTTCAAAAGATCAGGATTTCGTTGAAACATAAAAAGTGAGTCGTCAACACCTTGAGATTTTTGATCTGTTGGATCTTCACTCATAATGTATTTTGCTGTTCCATCAGGATTATCACCAGCATACTTAGAGACAGTATTAGTGTCTCCAATTCCAGTAAGAGTTTCTTTGTATGTCAAAGCAACCCACCTAAGTCGACTATCGCCAAAAATATTATATTTTTTAAAAAACTCTTCTTCTGAAAGATCACCATATTTTATAAAATCTGGGACTCTACGATTGTTTGAGACTGCTGGTCCATCTGTTAGGCTTTCAAGAAATTTAAGTGGATCTTCTTTTGTTTTATTAAGATGATCAATTGTTCTTTGAATTATGTCTTTATATATAGAAGAAAATTCATCCTTTCTATTATAAGCAGATTCATTTTTTTCTATTTCATATTTTCTAATTTCAATTGACTGATCTATATCTTTCTTTTTTTGATCATATGAATCTTCAACAACATCTTTTAAAGTCAATTCTGGCATTTCTTCAGGATCATAATGCTTTATCATGTCTGACCAAAATCTATATTTTTGAGCTTCATTTCCATCTAATGAATCTGTTAAATTTGTTCTTCTTCCATCTTTAATAGTCTCTACACCAGATATTTCTACTCGCTTACCAAGAAAACCTTTATAGATCTCACTGACTTCTTCTTCCTCTGCAAAGTATAATCCATGACTATATGCCTGGTGTCCTTCACCAGATCCAATTTTAGATACATCAAACTCATCAAATTGATGTGGGCTTCCATGAAATAAAGTTATAGGTTCATTTTCAATTTCATTTTCTTTTTTAAATTTTTCGTTAATTAATTGATTATACATGTCTATTATTTCTTCTGAATAATTTCCTTGCATAGTATCTTTTTGAGCTAATCTAATTCCTATTTCTGTTTTTGGATAAAGAGTTCCATAGTCTTTATTAAAAGGATTTAGATCAATATTATTATCTTTCTCAAATTTTAATATTCTTGCATTTATTTCTTCCATCTCTTTTACAAGAATCTGCTTGTTTGTTGGACCATCAGGTTTATCTATATCAACAGATCCACTACCACCTTCATCATCAGGCATCCAAGGATTAGGATTGTCTGGTATTTTCATATCTTCGTAGATCTCGTTAAGCTTGTTGTAAGCTTTTTTTGTAAGAGGTACGGCTTGTTCAAAAGCTGGACCAAAAACAGCACCAAGAGCATATGAAGAAACTAGGCTTGTTTTATTTAGTTCTGTTGGAAAAGGATTGTTTTCTGGTGGTGACATTCCACCAAATGTTTCTGGATTTGTAGCTTGCCCTTGTATTTGATATTGTTGCATCTGGTAATCAAAGGCAGATGAATATACGCCACCTTCTACAGAAACAAGCATTGTTGGTGAAAGCATTGCTTTCATTATTTTTGAAGCAAGCGTTCCTTTACCAACCTTCCCAGATAATTTAGCTAATAATTTTGCCCCACCTTTATAGATAAGACCTCCTGTCCATGTGCTTGGATCTGTTCCTATACCTCTTAAAGCTCTAAAAATACCATCCCAGGCAACACCATCAAATTTTTGGTTTTCATCTTCATACCAAAGGTTTGCAACACCAGTCGCTTCGCTATCTTCGTACATTTTTAAAAGACGATATATATCAAGTTTAGATTCATTTGATAGCTTGTTAAATTGATCTAATGCAACACCACCATATACAAGATTATTTGCAATCCTAGCAACAAATTCTAAAGCCCATTCAGATATTTCTTCTGGGCTTGCATTATAATTAAAATCCATAGGCTTATACATTTCTGGAAATAAATTTGGATCTTCATATAATCTTTGTGCAGATTCTTGCCATAAGAAAATACCATCTTCACTTTTATAGTTGTGAAGAATTTCTCCACCTCTTGAGTTTACAAATGGATTTTCTTGCTGGCTTTCTTCTGGATTCATAACCCCTAGAGGATTCTCATCAGTATAAAAAGTATTAAAAGGACTTAAACCTTTTTCCGTACTTTCGTCATAATGCCTACGAGCATTAGATAACATATCTTTACCAATTTTGTCTTTATGTAACTCTTGAGTGTTGCCTTCAAAATTATTATTTTTTAGATATTCTATTTGTTCATCTGTGGTGTATGGATTTATTAAAGGATAAAAACCTTCTTCAGTATTAGGTGCGCCTATCGAAAGTTCTGTCATAGTTTTACCAGTAATATTATTTTTAATAGCACCTTTCCAACCTACCGCAGATTTTAAAGATCCGTTACTTCTGTAAGCATCCGGTGGTAGTGGTAAAAATGGAAAATTTGATTTAACTTTTACCTGATCGCTTGTTGGTTCTTTTATTTCTTCTTTTTTTTGCCAATTCAAATTTAATGGAATTTTATTGTGTTCCAGGTGCATTGGATCCGCACCAAAACTTTCAACAGCTTTGTATTGATTAAAATCAGATTGATCTATTATTCCGTCTTGTGGATTTAATGTTTTTAAAAAGCTCATTTATTTTTCAATTTTAGGTGGTTCTTTAGTTGCTGATAAGTAATTTTTTGAAGCATCAAATGCTTTTCCTATACTGATTAAGTAACTCAAATTTCCGTTAAAAGATCGTCTTCTTGCATTCTGTTCTTCTATTGATAAACTTGCAAATGCCTGTCGCATTTGTTTTTCAAAAGTTACTGGATCACCTTTTACAATTGGAAGAATTTCTTCTGGTGTATAAGAAATATCTGTCTCAGTAATATCTTTAAATGCATTTATAACATCGTCTCCAAAAGTAACTGGCAAGGATTGCATGTTAGAAATTTCTTGAGACAGAGTTTGATGAAAACCATCTCTTGCATTATTAAATGCTATTTCTATTTGTTCAATGTTTGGGTATACATTTGAATCATCTTTAGCAACAGAATCATAAAAACTATTCATCATAATACTAACTCTTGCTTTATCATCCAAACTATCAAATCCAGCAAAATCATCGCCAAATGGATTTACTATAGATCTAAGTTTTGTAGCAAATCTTTTTACAGTTTCTCCATAAAGAGTATCATCGTTATCTATTGCAGATTTTAATAATTTGTCTCTATTATTCCAATCAGTATTATTTATTTCTCCACTAACAAGAGCAAAATGATTTCTTTTTTTCAATTTAATTAAATCGTTTATATCCAAAGCACTATCAAATTCATTAATAAATGATACTTGGTTAACACTGCTTGTGACATTATTATTACCAGTCTTTAAATTTTTAAGTGCTGTTCCTAATGCCTTATATTGAGTGTCATCTATCTTTTTATCAGCCCAAGCTATATCAAGTCTTCCTTCATCAAAGCTCATATAACCATTTACAATCTCATCTTTAAATTGGCTATAATTATCATCTTGTACTTTTTCTTTTTCTCTTTTTCTTCTTTTATATTCACTTTCACTAAGGCTGTTGTTTGTTTTCATATTAGCAATAATATTAGTGTCAATTTTATCTCTAAGCGCAGATCTTTGATCAAGGCTCATTAAAGGGAAATTTACAAAAGCTTCTGTTTCTGGATCTTGTTCAAAAAGATCATCACTAAAATCACTTAAAGATTCTTCTAAAGCAAGATTGCTATCAGGATCATCGACTTGTTTTAGTTGATGAATCATATCCTCAGCAACAAGATCTGCTATTTCTGTCTGAGTTTCCCTCATGTCCTTCAACATATCGCTAGGATCTGTATAAATACCAGCATTGTTTTTTTGATCAAATAATCCGTTTTCACCAAAAAGTTTTTCTATTGCAACAGCTCCATTTGGAGTATCAAATTGCAACACAGCATCTTCAATAAGAATTTCTTTTTTAGTATCAAATTCTTTAGTCAGTCTGTTTGTGTATCGAGTTACAGCAATTTTAGTTAATGATGAGTTAGACAGATTATCTTGCAACGAAAAGTTAGATTTTACTGTACTTTTTACAGCACTGTTTTTGACTATTGGATATGCTTCCCCAGTTTCCTCACTAACATTAAAAACAAGATCTTCTCCACCACCTAAAGATTTAAGTGTGTAACTCATTCCTTGTGTAAGAGATAATTGAGCTTTTGCTTTTTCTGTTTTAGCCCATTCTTGAACATCAATATTATCAGGTAATAAAGAAGCTCTTGCAGTTATTTCATTGTCAATTTTTTTGTACTCAAGCTCAATTCTCTGTGCATCAGAAGTGTTTTTAATTTCCTGAAGCTGTTTTCCCATTTCAAAAACCTGACCTCCTAGCTGAGATACCTGGTTTCCAAAATTAGCTTGAGCAACGGCTCCTTGAGACATTGCTCCAGGATTAGCTTGTATAGATAAAGGTGAGTTACCTACTTCTCCAGTTAACCTAGTTTGCGCTTCAAATGTTGGGATTTTCATTGCCATTGTTTACTCCTAACCGAACATACCGACTGATTTACCTTGCATTCCCATGCTTGCAAGGTTTGAAGCTCCACTTAATAAACTGCCATATGCCTGGTATTTACCTCTGGTCCTAGCTTGATCTCCATACATCCTATTTAGATCAGCTTGCATACCACCTTGTATAGCTTGCTCTTCAAGTTGAGATTCTTTTACTTTGCTATTGTATTGTTGTATTGCAATCTCTTTTTCTGCTTCATAAGCATTCTCTAAAGCTACCACTAATGGTGTTCCAGTATCAGCTTGAAAACCATTTACTCTGTAAGCCTGTGAAGTAGCTCTTTGAAATTTGTCAAAATCTTTTTGGAAATCAAGAATATTTAGATCTGTTTGTTTTTTTGTAATTTCTTTAGAAAGTCTTGCAACCTTAGAATTTCTTTCTGCAACCTTGGCATTATATTCTTGTGCCTGTTGTTCCATCTTACCAGCCTTCTTGGCTCCTTTGTAAGCCATGTAGGATCCACCCACACTTGCTGTCATTCCTACTGCTACCATTGCTGTTACTGGATCTGCCATTTATAACTCCTTGTAAATTTTTGCGTATGTATAATAATCTGTTTCGTTAGGTCCGTATTTTTGGTGAAAGCCTTCTCTTTTAAATCCTAGGTATTCAATAAATCGGACCGCTTCTTTCCAGTCAGTTAAGACATGGGTACTTACTCTTTTGTACTCTTTATGCTTTGCAATTAAATCAATTGTTCTTCTTGTAACTTTAATAATAGACTTTGCATTCTTTGGTAAAAGATGAGTTCCATAAAACCAGGCATCGCCATGATGTTGCCATAATTCCATTATCCCACCACATGCTATAATTCTTCCAAGCTCATCAATAGCAGTATAAGCTCCACCATCATCAACATGTTTTTTAGACCATTCTTTCCAATCTACTAATGGGTTTCTCATTTCCTCAGTAGCAGATCCATATGGTTTTTCTAACCATGAAACATGCGATGGCTCAAAAGGTATTAATCTCATTATCTCTCAAATGTTTGTAGTCGTGGATAGATAGATAAAACTGTTAATGGTAACGGCTGGTCCGATACAACATAAATAAATCCATCGCTATCATAACCAGAAGTAAACTCAATTGTCTTATCACCAGTATACAGATCTAAAGGCTGGTCCATTTCATCAGCAGAGCTTCTAAAAGGAATAAGATCGTTAGTTGCTAAACTCTGTCCAATCTTTAATCCAACAGTTCTAAACAATCGTATAGTAACATCGTAGATCCTTTTTGTTTTACCTTGTGATGTTCCCAAAGTTGCTCCAGCATCTACTCGCATAGTCTGAAGCGTTGAGGTATATTTTAATCCAAAGTGAACAGTCTTTGCAGATCTGTTTAATGTAATAGATCCACCTGAGACAGTTACATCTGGATGCGTAGCACCATCAGCCAGGACAGATAATGTTTGTCCCTCTAAATGTCCAAGACCAGAGAAGGAAGTAAAAGCACTTGATGTGTAAGACGACAATCCAGAATCAACAAAGAAGGCATCTTTTACATCAGTACCAAAATCAAAATAATTAAATCTTTCTACAAATCTTTTTGTTGCTCCGTTGATAGTTCTTTTTACAACAACATAAATATCGTCTTCATCTAATTCACCTGGAATAGTTGTTATACTTTCAACAACACCATATGGATAAGTTATGTTTGGTGAAACAGATGTATCAATCCAAGATCCGCCAAGAGTATGCTCATGCCATGCAACAATATTTTCTTCTCTTCGGTATGTCATGCAAGCAAGCTTGCCGTTATTTAATACGCACCAAATTGTATTGTCTGGTTCTTGCGCATGTGCCATTTCTTTTATGCCAGATGAAGTTATATGCTCTGCCATAATCGTAAGATCTGGAGCTGTGTATGAATCTGTATCAAAACTATAAACTAGCTCTCTAACCTTTCTTCTTGCTCTTTGTACGAACAAGGTAACATTACCTACTTGCACTGGGCTTATGTTAGAAGTTCCATAATAAGCTTGTCTTTTTATTTGAGCAGATGTTGGTGATAATGGTGCATCAGATCCAGAAGATCTAACAGCAAATTCACCACCAGAAGTTCCAACAAGAAGAGAGCTACTAGAGGATAAATATCTAATAACATTTACTTGGTTAGATCCAATTGTATAAATTAAACCATCGTCATCAGCGACACCAGTTGCAAAGTTTTCAAAGTCTCCGCCTTTACTAAAAAATAATGTTTGTGGATTTGAGCTTGTTCCAGCTAACACTAATCTTTCTTCATAAAAAGCTATTGCTCTGGGATAACCACTTGTAGAAGAGAATGCTCCCATAGACCAATTTAAGTCATCTTCTAAAGATCCATTTATAGCTATAGCAGATCCAGCATTTGCATTAACAAGATCATCAGACGGAGCTAATAAAATTGTATCTTCTGTTGCCTGGACAATTAATTTTGGAGGATAGGATGAATTACCTATTGTTGCATTATTTTCATTATCGGAAGCTCCAGCAACCTCAATAGACATTCCTGTCTTAAACCCTTCTGTTACAAAATTCTTTTCACTGTTAACAATTCTATCGTTATGCTCTAACCCAGTTGAAGACGGATCACCCTCTGCAAAGCTTATTTTACTGTTACTAATAAAAGGCATTAGCTCTGCCCTGTTCTCTTCGTTTTCTTGTATAGTTGTATTAACAGAAGTTAAGCTAGTAACAGTTGCACCAGAATTATGAGCTACGGCTGATGTTCCTAATTGTCCTCTAGCTACACCTGAGTTTACAGAAGATCCAGACATAGATGTATATTTAATTATTTCGTCACCAATTTGAAAATAACCACCAGGACTATCTGTTTGAAATCCTGTATTACTTGCAATATTAAAGCTAGTTGAAGAATTGTTAATTCCAGAAGATAATGTTGTTGTTACTAAGGCTGAAATTTTTGTATAACCATCGTGAAGTTTTATGAGCCTTCCTACATCTGTACTTAAAAATCCTTGACCATCATTTATGCCAACGACATCACTTGCATAAATATATGCAGATCCAGTACGGCTTGAAGCTCTCATAGTGGTTGCTGTTAAATTAATATCCATCATTGGACCATTTTTGAAATTAACTTCAGTTAAGGTCCAATTAATATGGCTTGTTCTAGTAAGTTTTCTTACTGGATGATCTGGATGTACTAAGTACATTACATCAGCAGATTGAACAAATTTTATGTCTGCTAATTGTCCAGATGTGTATGTTGTAGCTGTCTCAACAATGGTGCTTCCACCATCAACAATAATTCCACCATCACGATAAAAACGAATATAGTTATTACCAAATTCTAAGATATAAGTTTGTGTTACATTAAACTCAAAAGGAATAAGACGAGAAGCATTAGCCGAAGACTTTACCTCATTTACAAATATAGTTCCTGGTCTTCTTGATACGCCACCATGAGGATGGACCAATAAATTTTTCATCTGAGTTGCACCAGTGAAATATTTTTCTAAGTCAGTTCTACCTGACATTTTTTCACTTAGCTCTCCAGAAGTAAAAGCATTAAAGGCTGGGGCAGATTTAGCCATTGTTATCTTCTCGCATTAATAAATGTGTTGGATTGAATAGATCCATAATCAGCAACATTTTCTGTTGCACCTGGCATTCCTTCTGTTGCATCTACAAATCTTGCTTCTGATAATTTAAGCATGTAGATGTCCATCATCTGAGCTGACAAGGTGTTAGATCCAATTACTGGGTATGAAATATCTGAAGCTAATCTTGATGCTATAGCTTCGACTAATAATTCATCGTATTGCATTGCGTCAGTTATCTGAGCAACATATTGTATTTTTAATGGTGCGCCTTCGTCTGTTACAATTTTCTTACCTTCAATTTTGTAAACACTATCAAGGTACTCTAATCTTAAAACTCTTAAGCAATCTACTGGTAACGAATAGGCATAACTAAATTCCCAATCTGGTGCAGTTGTATCGGCTGCTAATGAAGTTCTTTTTATTAAACAATTCCATGGATGCGCTCTAAAAACGGCATCTCTTACATGAGGGTATCTTTGGTTACAGATACGACCTACTTTACTGTCTTCTGTTAGTGATAGTATTGTCGAAGCCCCTATCATGTTGAGGGCTGAATTACATATATCTACATCTGAAGTTGCCATATTAAATCCTTGTTAAATTAAATATGGGAAGGCGATAACTCAACCTTCCCATATTTTTTTAGTTATTAACTAACTGTATAGTAAACCACAGTCGTAATAGTACCACTGGTAGTTGCACCACCAGTTGTTACTAAAATGTTTGTGATTGTTGATGTTATTTCATCACCTATTGCTTCTATTTTACCATCATTTGATAAACTGATTAGTTTATTTGCGGTATTCATAGCGGCAGCAGCAATATATTTGTCTGCTGTTGTTCCGTTGCCTACAGCTAAAGTTGCATTACTACCTAAAGCATCAGCTTTAACATGTATGTCTACGACTTTAGCACCGATAGGTAATCTTGCCACAGTGATGTCAGAACCAGAAGCTAAAGATGAAGCTTCGTAAGTGTCTTTAAAGACTCTTACTGATCCATGTACTTCACTTGCGTCAGCAAGTACGGATGGTGATGCATCTAAGTTAGTAATATTTGTCGCTTTTACACTAGCCATTTTTTATTACTCCCTATTCTGCACAGTTGATTTGTACGACTTTAGCTTCTTCCATTCTGGTAGCTCCAAAGTCTGCACAATAATAAACTTGAGTTGAGTATGACTTGTCTGCTCTTTCCTCGATACGAGAAGTTACATTCTTGCCAACACCCAATAGAAGACCATCTTCAGCCCATGCAAAGCATGCTCTGTCAGATCCAGCTAATCCAAGTCTATTGGTTACGATAAATTTGAAGCCTACAAAACTATCAATTTCACCAGTTGAAAGAGCTTTAACAGTGTTAAAGTCTGCACTGGTTACTGTTGTTGAGTTTAATAGATCTTCAATTTGCTCAGGTGAAACAGCTATATATCTTGTGATAGATGGATCAACGCTTCCTTCATCAAGTGTCTTTTTAGCAGCCACAAGTTTTGCAATCGTTAAGCCAGTACCACCAGTTGCTATCGTATTTGATAACGCTACAGATGAGGCACCAGTTTTTCCTGTTAGAGCAGCTCCAGTTGCAGCCGTAATTATGGCATCATCCATTGCTCTACCCATTGCGCCAGCCATAGCTTTTGCATAAGTTGATGATGGATCTGTCAATAGACGAACCTTATCGGAATCGTCAATTAAGTCTGCTACTTCATAAGTTGAAGTTAGGACCATGCGTCTAGCATGAGGAGTTTCAATTAGAGGCGTATCTGCATGTCGAGATGTTCTTAATTGAGCTGTGGTACTTCCCACTTGATCAAAAAAGGCTTTCTCGCCATTAATGCTTTCTTCTCTAACTGCACCCCTAAGTAAGCTTACTTTCTGTTGAGAAAGAAGCTGAATGTTTGCACTAAATTGTTGTACAAACGCAGTAGTAATCTGATTAGACATTACTATCTCCTTAGTTATGATTAAAAAAAATAAAGTAGGTTACCCATATAAATATGGACCAAGGTTTAAAGGTGCAGAATCCGTCTGCTGTCGGAGGGGCTTTTCAGCTTGTCCCAGTCTTGTAAGGTTAGTAGGGCTTGCGCTTGTCTACTAGGATTCAGGATATAGTTGTTCGTATAATTCTGAAACCTTTCTCACATAAGAATCGTGTTCAGGATGTTTTTTATCGCCATAAGGTCCGCTAAGATCTTGTAGCTTATTTAATTCATCCTCTAACTGAGTTGGATTAAAGGCAGTTGTTCCTTGCAATCCGTCAATAGAATCTTCGCCTATTCGTGAATTTATAAAGTCACCAACACCAGCCATCATTTTAATAAACTCAGCATTATCGCCAAGCCTAGTTCCATCGGCTAATGAAGTTTCAAACAAAGCTTCTTTGTCTCCAGTAAAAAATTTATCTATAACATTTTGTGATATGGCTAACTTATTATCATAAGTTTGCCCCCACTCTTGCCGTAATTGTTTCGCAGAATCTTCCTGAGATTGACGAGCAGTTTCTTCATTCATACTTGCCATTTCAGAATTATTAGCATTCCACTGTTCTACTAAAGATTGTGCCTGGCTGTTGTTTAATCCAACCTTATGCGCCACATCTTTAAACCATCCAATTAGATTTTCATCTGCTTCCATGTTTTCACCTAGACCAGCATTTGAATCAAACTGATACTCGCCACTGGTGGATGGTAATCCCAGCTTTGTATAAGTTTCTCTCCATTCATCCTCGGTAGCTGATTGACCAGGGACTATTATCTTGTCCTTACCAATCATGGTCTGAGCATTCATATAACTTTTTGCTAATGCTCCTACATCGGTGAAATGAGATATTGATTTGTGATCTCTAATATCTTCTGGAAGATTATCTCTCCATGAAGATTCTGATACTTGCTCTTGACTGACAGACTCCGTAGATGCCACTGGGGCTTCTGCTGGAGTTGCCTGTTCAGCTACTTGCGCTTCTTCAGACATTTTTATTTACTCTCCTATTAATTTTCAGCTTGTTTACCAATTTCCCCCATTGCTATGAGGAATAACACGACAGAACGCTGACCTTCTGCATATGCTAATTCGTGGGGATCTATTGTCCCTGTTTTTACTGTTGTAGAATTAAAATGAAATCTTTTTTTTAGATCATCTAATACTATTTGACCTACTGCATTTTGTGCAAAATTTGCATACATTGCATGCAGTCTTTTTAACTCTTCTTCTGGGTTAACTTCATTTTCCATTTAGACTTCCTCCGTGTCCATTTGATTAAAAGCTTCTACCATTGGAGCTGAGTTTTTTGCTATTTCGGCTTGTTGCATTTGCTCTTGCATCTGACCTTGCTGTTGTTGCTCCTCTTGCTTTTTATTTCTTCTTGCCTGGATCTCATCTTCTGATCGTATAACGGATGCTGGTATCGATAAGCTTTTTAATAAATGTTTAATTAAGCCATCGCCATCTAAGTGATCAATAATAGTTGGATCTATCTGTGCTACTGGCTGGACAACCTGGAGCATTTGCATTGTTGATTGCACATCTGTTTGCCTTTGAGCTTTAGCTAATGGAGATACATATTCAATCTCAATATCTTGACCAGAAATAATTTGTGGTGGTGGTGGCAATTGTTCTTGCCTTAGTAAGATATTATAGCTTCTGTTAATAAGGGGCTGGAGCAATTCAGCTTGTAATCTCCCCAGGACTGGACCAAGAAGTCTCATTTTTTCCTCGGTCCTTGCAACCACCTCAGTAGCCGTCATTTGAGGACCAGCCCCCATGACCAATTGATCGACATAAAACGCAGATCTTATCGCTTGTCGTCTCTGGTCTTCCATTTGCAGACCAAGAGGATTATTAGATCCAGTTTGTAAAGGCTCCAGTCTATCTCTTGTTCCGCTTCTGTAAAAATTTAAACCACCAGGGACAGTTCTTATTGGTAACATAAAACCATCATCAGGTAACATAAGAGGAGGATCTACTTGTTTCTCAGCAGATCGGATTGTAACTTCACTCATTTTATTTAGCATTTTTACATCTGGTAACGCTTGCATAGCTGGGGATCTTCCGTACCCTCGTTCAAAACTTGCCTTTAAGTATCGAGGACACATATATGGAAATTCGTCAAAGCCAGATTCTTTAATAATTACTTTTTCCTCTGGATCTATGTAAATAGATGCAAAGGGTTTATTTTCAGAAGATAGTTTTTCAATATCTCTTTCATCTCTTGGCATAACAACATGAACAATCTCGATCTCTTCGTGAGGATTTGATTTCATCAGTTTGTTAATACGAGAAGATGCTTCTTCACCAAAAAGTTTTTGAGCAGATCTCACAGACATTTTGTATTTTCTATAAACAGTGTCGACTCTTCCTTCGCTATCTTCAGCTAAGAAGCACTCAGAAATATGTCTTGTTTCAAAACGAAAACCAGTCTCAGGATTGCTTTCAACATAAATAACGCCTGTGCCGAAAGTTATAAGATCGTGGTAGAGTTCATGGATCTGTTCTTGAAAATTAGATCTATGAAAATGTGCATACATTATTGCTTCTACTTCTTCTAACCATTCTTTTGCTTCATCAATTAAAGTTAGCTGAAAGTTCATGTAGCATAAATTAAACCAGTTTGTTGACGCAGAGGTTAACATGCCGTGAATAGATGCTGATAAAAGTTCGGATGCATGTATGGCTGTACCATCATAGATCTTGTCCATTCTTTTATCGCCAGCAGATCTAGTTCTAGTAAAGTCTGCTTTTCTAGGAACAATATAATCAGCAACATCTTGCCAATGATCTTCCCAAGATTCTCTTTGCTCTTCTAAAGAAGAAAGCCTGTCTAAAAGTTTAGATGCTATTTTTTTTGTATCTTCATTTATAGATGGCTCTACATCTATTATTTCTTCATCAGCCATTTTATGATCCTACTAAAGTTTTCTTGTTTACGCTTCCACCGAGAATAGAAGCAGTACGAGTTTTGTTTCTAAAATTAGGTCCTCTTGTCTGACCTTGCTTTGTTGCATTTGGATCTTCATCACCTATACGAACAACATCTTTAGGTGCAAAGAAAGATCCAGTAGATTGTTTTTTCTTCTTATCTTTTTTAGCTTTTGCTGTATTAATTTTAAGTTCTTCTGTTGTTGTTCCCCATGCTTCAGCAATTTGCTCTAGGGTTAATCCATAAGCTTCTAAATTTACATCACTAGCTAACCAGAAGTTAGTTACATATTCTTGATCAGTTCCTCTAGCATCTAAAATCATTTGTTGAACAAGGAAGTTAGTTACACCAAGCTCGTTATCAGCAATACCATCCCCACCTACTCCGTAAGTCCATTCGTCATTAAGCTTCCATGAGTAGTTAGTAAGATAACGCATGGCTTCTTCATTCGTAAGAGTTCTGCCTTCTCCGTAAACCATCTCAATAAGATTACCTAAGTTTTCGTATTGGCTATGATCTTGTATATTATCTAAGCTCCATTTCTGAGAATTATCTAAACCAGAAACAAAGAGAACAGACTCAGCCAACCAATCAGATAAGAATTGATCCATATCGGCTTCTGATATTGTTCCGTTATATTGACCAGTATATTCTTTAACGAGTTCAAAATAATCGCCCATAGTTTTAGAGGACATAATAACGCCAGTTGTTTCACCCTGGTCTATCATTGTGTTCCAGAAAGCCGTTAATTTAACTTGGTCTTCTTCTGTTAAAGATCCGTCTTCGCCTGTAGCAAACAGACCTTCTATTTCGCTATAGTAACCAATAAGATCATCAGTTGTATCAGATCCAGTTGTTACTAAAATTCCTTCTAATGTTGCTTTAACAGTGTCATAAGCTTCTTGATCCAAGCCTGTATTGCCAACACCTTTAATTACATCATCCTTCAGTGCGTCAGTTTTAGTTCCAAGAGTTGTCATACCTTCACGCCCAGCTCCATTTGCATCAACAAGCTGTCCGTCTTTATTCCAGTACATATTAAATTGAATAGCTTCTGTAATAAACTCATTAGCCGGAATATCTGTTGCAAAGATAAATCCTTTAGATCCGTCTGGAAATGTATGCTCTTCTAATTGTTCTTTTGTTAACCCTGTTGTCATTATGCCATCAGGAATGCCATCGCCATCTTCGTCTGTAGATCCTTTAAGCCAAGGATGATTTTCGCCTTCCTCAGTGTTTAATAAGTTGCCTGATATTGTGAGGTAACTAGCATCGGTGCTTACATCAAGATTGACAATTTCACCACCAGCATAATCAACGCCAGTAAACTGATCTGCATTTATAGTTTCGACTTCAGCTCCAGTTCCGTCTTCTATTCTATAGGTGTCAAGTTCCCCATCACCATTTGAATCAAAACCATAGGCAAGATTACCATTAGCCAATTCGATTGGCTCAGTATTTATTGTCGATACATTTTTAAGTGTATCGTTACCAGCACCGCCAACAATAGAATCTTCAGCAGTTGCACCAGGCAAAGAATCCTCCTGGGTAGATCCTACTATTGGGATTCTTGATCCGTCTGATACTCCAATAAAGTCTCCGTCCTTTGTAAAATCATAACTAACATTTTGAGTTCCAAATCTACCACCTAAATTAATATCTAGGTTTTGAGTAAATGTTCCATCAGTATTTTCTGTCCAGGTAGATCCATCACCATCGAATCCAGTTGATTGCCAATCTGGATCTAAAGTAAAATCAGGTTTTACAGATTCAACATCAATGCTATTAGAAACACCACTACCATCAGCACCAGCAATTTGAGGAGTGTTATTAGCTGTCTCACCTGAAACAGTAGAGAGTAAAGTGGTGTCAATACCAGTTGTTTTAACAGTTGAATTAGCATCTATTGTTTCTCCCTCGGCTGGCACAACCTCATCAGGACCAACACCAGCATCATTATTCATTAAAGATCCACCAGAAGAAGAGACAGCATTAGCTGTTTGGTTATTAGGTCCCATTAATAAATTAGGATCTATTCCACTAAGATCTATTCCTAATCCTGTTGTACTCATCTACTTTCCCTCTGGGGTAATGTTAAAAATTTTTTTGACCTATTAAGCTTTTGCATCAAGCAAAATGTTTTCTATCTTTTCGTTAGGAGACATTTCAATTTCATCGCCTGGAATAAAACCTTGCTCACTAGCTTGTGCAATAACTTGATCGCCTGTTGCACCATCGGTAATACCAAAAGCACCAGCATAGGCTACTGGAGTTGGTGTCATTAATCCCATCGGACCAGTGACAATTGTACTCTTCCTGGAAAACCTTCTCATCAGCATTTCTTTTGTTCTTTGAACCATATCTTTATAACGAATGACTGTATCTGGAGCTATAGTCTCTCCTTCATTAATCATGGCTGGATCTATTGGATCCCCAGCATTTAACATAATGCTTTCACCAGTTGTTGGATCTGTGAAAGATTTCTTTTCTGAATATGGAGTTGTGTAGGCATCCACCTTTGGTGCTACTGGATCTGTCTCCAAAGGATTACTTGGATTAGCTTGCGCTTGTGAATCCACTGGAACATATACTGTCTTTGTTTTAGCCAATTGCTTTCATCCTTTTATCAGATCCCAACGGATCCCATTTATTATCAGCAAAACTTTGTGGAGCTTGCTGGACTTGTTGTTGTTTTAAACCGACTGCCATATACCGAAATGCATCCGCTCCGTGGCTGGTCCAATCGTGGACTGGCGTGGCTCGGAAAGATCTGGTCCTCTCATTGTAAGCTCGGTGATAATGCCGAAGAGCTTCGATACCATCTTTGCAATTTTTGACATCGAACATGCACCTGGGAAGCATCATCTTCACAGCATGAATGCCATCCTCTATTGGCAATTTCGGAACAACCCTAAAATTAATTCCTAGATCGTAGGCAACCTCTCTTCTGGATCTTCCTGTACCAAGTTCACGGACCTCAATATCATGTGGTGCGTTGTGTGTGCCGTACAAATATTCTTTATCTTCCAGGACACCAACAAAATGCGGAAGCCCCTCGTTTCTTACTTCATAATAATCAATAACAGATACAGCCCCACCTCTGGATGTTTGTGCAAACCATATGGCAGTGCTATCGTTAAGACCAAGATCCCAGTAGGTATCAACCCTAAGAGAAGGATCGTAAGGGCATGTTGTAATTTTTCCATCTTCTTGTAACTGTTCCATCTCGGATCCAAAAATAGATCCTGGAATATTGGCTACCCAGCTACACTCAAACTCCTGATTGTATTGATCTGGAGACATAGTTTGTGATGCCTGGCGTAATTCCTCTTCATCTAATATATTTGTTTCACTAGCCTTATACAAAGCCGTATACCACTCAGGCTGTATTTCTCCATTCTCATAAAGATCATAAAACATATTGTGTCCTTTAGGAGTTCCAATAAAATAACAAAAACCTTTTCTATCCGATAGAGCTGGTCTGATAACTTCTGGAAAGACACTCTCTGGCATGTCAGCGACCTCATCGATAACACAACCATCTAAATATATACCTCTAAGACTGTCTGGATTTTCCGATCCTAGGAGAGTTATTCTTGCTCCATTCGGAAGATCACATCGCAATTCTGTTTCATTAAATTTTATATTCGGAATCTTACTTGTAAATTGTTTTATATAATCCCATGCCACTGATTTAGCTTGTCTGTATGTGGGAGCTACATAGGCAAATCTTGGATTTTTTTTATCGCTAAGAATGCTTGCTCGTAGTAAATGATTTATAGCCATAACAGTCTTGCCGAATCTTCTATGGCAAACTATTACAGCCCATCTATGATTGTCTAACTCCGTATGCAGATCATTCTGCAAAGGTCTGGGAGTATAGGGTATGATAACCTCAGTCAATGTGTGTGTCTCCTCAATGGGTTTATAACGATATAGGAAGGGACCGCAAAGTTCTTGGGGGTACGCCTTAGGTTTTTCGTAGGATTAGCGTCACAGAAAGCGTCACGATCATTTTATTCCCACAGATCTGCCAATATTAAGGGGAACCATACCCCTCAGATCTGTCAGCAATCGCATGCGCGCATAGAAAGCCGACACGCACCGCATTGCATAACCATCATAGCCACCTACAGTAATGTATCCCTTGGTCTAGCATATCCATACTTGCTTGGTCTTCCACCCAGGTCTACTGGTCCTTGCTTCTTCTTATTGCTTTGATCTGTTGTTGGCTTAACACCTGGTGGTAATAGATTATTCATGTTGAGCTTACCCATCTTCATTGCCCCATCGAATAGTTATCTCACCACTGTCTTGCTTGTCCTCTACCTTGTTACGCAAAGATCCTCGTGGCTGCAGTTGAGTCCTTCTCTTATCAAGCCAATAGGACATCTTATCCCTTCTTAATATCTCTGTATGCTTCTCTTTAACATCTATTGGATAGCTCTCATTCCACATGTCTAACAGTTGGTCTGAGATCTTCTCAGCTTGTAATGCTCTAGCCTTCATATACTCTTCAAAGTTCTCGTCACTGTCTTGCACATGGCGTAGAACAGTCCTGTCCGAAGGCATGCCATCGTCAGTACAGATCTGTCTTAGACTCTCACCATCTATGATGCGATCTAAGATCTCTTTAAATGTTGTCTTGTTAACTCTTGCTTTAGCCATTTAACCTACTAATGTTTTCTTCTTCTTCTTGGGGAAGCCAGCTTTCATGTTGGCATACGATTTGTCAGATACAGTGCTGTTCTTCTTGCTCCGACTTGTTCCAGCCTTCTTACGAGCATTCATGTTCTTGTATAAGCTCATAGCAAAAACAATACTATCGCTACAGCTAATGTAATGCCCAGAAGCTTATATAAGCCTGGTGTAGTTAGCCCTTCGAAATAGCCCAGTAGTGCATAGTCAAATTTGTCTTTAAGTCCTCTCATGGTTGTCTCCTATTCTCCTCTTGGCTAGTCCTAGAGCGAGACAAGGCAAAGGACTGCCGATGAGTCTACTAGCTACAGGGGAGGAGATGATATTTTTTTGATTTATTTGTGATATAAGGTGCGCACAAAAATGCTCTAGGTTATCTATTATTAAGCGAATTTGACGGCATTGGCAACACTTTATAGTCAATATTTTGTGTGTTTGGCTTGAGTGTGTACCAGAGCTTGTAGATCGCATCCATGTAGCGTCTCTTCACAGTCCTGTAATTGATGTGCAAGATCTTACCAATCTTGGACCATTGTGGTCCTCTGTCACGAAATGCTCCGCTATGATTGACAGCCCAGATAAGCTGTCTCTCTTCAAGTGTGCAATATTCTGTTAGCAATTCTAAAACTAAATCATATCGGTCAATTTGTTTTGGCGTAGGTTTTGGAAGTCGTGACTTGCCTTTGCCATAGCCATAAGCAGTCCATTCTGTCTTGTAGTCCATCCAATGTGTTAGCCTTTGTTTTACCCTTACAGAAGGCATCATCTTTTCAGTCTCGCATGCTTCCGCTAATAAGTTATCAAGATGCGATATGCCATTGTTTAGTATTAGATCTATTTCATGCTCTTTAATACTTTGCATGTTTGATCCATTCTTGCTTTTGATTGTAGTCCATATTGCTAACTCGTAGTGCTAGATCCTTCCAGGCATCTCTGGACATGCTACTGCTGGCTCTTGTTAGCTTCTTATGTGTCATGTTTTCGACATAGCCATTCTTTTGGCTCTTGTCTTTTGCTACGACATAATAAGCATTCATATGCTTAACTGTGTCTTGCAATGTCTTGCTTAGATCTGGCTGTCTTATATTAGCTTGGCTAACTGGTTGCTTGCAGTCCGTTGCTTTTTTTAAGTTAATTTTTTTTAGGTGATTAAGCAGATCTTGGGCTGATTCGTTGCCCTTGCTTATATAAGCCTTTTCGTTATCACAATTCGTCATGTTTGTAAATCCTCCTCCATATTGCCCTTAATTTTGCTAAGTAATTCTTTTGAGGAAACAGTTCGAAGTCCGCTCCGATTGCATTCCAATCCCATTCTGGCTTCTGCTTCTCTTCTCGTTTTTTCAAAACAATCTGTCCTTAATTCTCCAGTTATGTAATTAATTTCATAGCAAAGTAGTTTCTTGCTTCCATTAAAAACCCATCCACCGAGATGGCTGTAATGGATCCGATCACAGACAAAGCATCTGCCAACGGCTACAGCTTTTTTTCTTGCCACTAATGATCAGCCCAGATCTTTACCAGAGACACACCAACATCCATCCAGTCAGCCTTCTTCCAGCCAGCTCCAGTTACTTTGTTAGCTCTTATACCCAAAGACTCCATTGCTTCTTGTGGAGAGACATCCTGGGACATCCAAAACTTTAGCTGCTCGGCTGTGATCATAAAGCATTCATCAACACTCATAAGTCTATTTTCTATCATTCTAATTTTAGGTTCTGTTCGCATGAAATCTTTCCGCCTTTTCTTTAGTTTGTGTGTTTTCAAACCATTCATAAAAATCTTTACTCGTCACTTCACCAAGCGTGGCTGTTTGAACATTGAGAATATTATCTGGTCCAGGGAAATTAAAATTCTTGTCATACGCATCAAGAGTCCATCGTCTTATGATAGATCCATCGCTAATGCCAAATCTATGCGCAAGCTGTTTCCAGGTGATTTGCTTTTCACCTTTTGCTTGCGACTTCTTCCAGTCTATTAAATACATTTCGAATCCTTTTTTGGCGTGCTGAATTTTTATCAACACATCTTGTTAACTTACTTATCGATTTTTGGGATTTCGAAAACTAATTCGTTTGACTTATCAAACCAAGTTAATATACTTTCTGGCGGAGGTCAATCACATGATAAAAAATATAAACCCATCCGCCTTTGTATTGCATCAAGATAGAGCTGATGCTATTTATAAAAATATTCAGTTGGAGAATAAATTAGTGCCTAATAAAAATGTTGAGCAATTACGCTCAAGCCACAATGATACGACAGATCATTTACGAAACTCATTAAACGAATTAATTTCAATTTATAATTTAGAGAATAATAAGCTTGCTAAATTTCTTGGCATAAAAGCAGAAACAATCTCAAAGCACAGACATGGTAAAAGTCCTATAAGTTTTGAAATGGCTGAAAAATATTCTGCAATGCTTTTTGATGAATATAACATAGCATCAGATCCACTCGGCTTAATGACAAGTAAATGCAAGCATGCAGATCTATATGAAAATTCTCTTGCGCCTGGTCAAATGGAAATTATTGGAAGTTTTAACAGACCAGAAAGAGAAATAACTCTTTTTAATACCACTAAAAGAAAGATGTTTTTGACATGTGAATATTTAACACATTGGATGACTGTTGCATCACCAGAGGTTAAGACTTCTGCTATTATGTTTTCTGGCTGGGATAATAGAAATAATTTTGAAGACGAAAGTGATTTTCACATGCAAGATTTTCATTATTGGTTAGTTATTCATAGACCTATGATTAAAAATATTATTCACCGAGATTCTTTAAACAGTTTATCTTTGTGTAAAATTAAAGGTGTAGATGAAATTTATGCTGGCATCTTGTATGAAAAACCAAGACGAACAAGAAAAGCCCCAAGGCTATTTCAGTTATTGGATGAAGAATATTTACATGAAGATTATAAGTTTTTACCTTTAGACAAAAATCTGGATGGCGTAGAATTAGACTGGGCTACTCCAGTAATAACTTCTATAGTAAATCCAACCGCACAAGGTATGACAGTGACATTTGAAAAGTCTGACGATTAAGCTTTAATGTAAAATTTTGATTTTAAGGGACAGAAATGTCCCTTTTTTTTTGATTTTTTTTCTGTCTTTTAGTGTTATCCACAGCCTTATAAACATCTGTAATGACTTGTGAAGACATTTGTATGATTTTATAGAAATTTGTTGTTGACTTGTTAGGTCTTGTAAATGAATATTTTTATCATGCAAGAAAAGTCAAACATAAAAAACAGAGATTCATTTGGTACCTTCCCAGACTGGGCTAAGATCCATCAATTCAAATGGCATAGTAATCCAGCCAGTAAACATTTTAGTAAAACAGTTTTTGATAAGTCTTTTATAAGACCTCAAACTGATAAAGCCTGGAAGCTATTAAATGAATCAAAAATAGATGAACAAAAAATACGAAAGCAAGCATTTAATATTATAGATAAATATTCGTATGACTCAGCTCCTATGTGTCTCGGTAGAACAGTTCAAACAATCTGTGATGCTCGTCTTCTTCCCCTAGACGAATTACAAAGGATCTACCAAACAAAAGATAGAAAGGAGATTGAGGACACAGCTCGCCATGAGATGGATGTATACCAACCCTATGCATATGCCACAAATGACGAGCTTAAAGCAAAGGCATGCTTTGAAGCTTTAGATGATACTGTGCATCACGCTATGCAAGGTTTAGAGCATGCCTTTCAATTGTTGGGCTTAAACCAATGGGAGGGAGAAACAGATGTATTTATGGAGCTTCATGGGATTGAGCTTCCGTATTACTTCAAGCCTGACTTTTGTAACCTGATTGAGCTAAAGATCCGATCACCTCGTCTGAATCCTCCTCGGAAGGATGGTTCACGCACCTGGAGTAAAGGTAGCATTCCGAAAACACCTTATGCTGGATGGCTTAATCAGGTTAGCGCATACAATTCATATTTTAACAGACAGCCAGTTATCGTTTGCGCCAACAATGTAGAAAACAAAGTTTATCATCCAGAGAATGGTGATTGGATGTTGGAGCAAGATCACTTGAACAACACAATGCAGAACATTGTTCAAGATCTAAAAAGACACGAACATATTTTAAGAAAAAGTGACAACCTGGAAGAGTTAGTCCAGATGGTTATTCCTGACTGGGATCACATCTCATGGAGCAGTATGAATCCAGAGGTTCTTGATGAAGCTAAATTATTATTTGGAGTTATATAAATGAATGCAGATCTAAATTTACCAATAGTTAAAATAGAAAATGAAAAGGCTCCTGAGATGATCAGTACAATTGATAAGATAGATCCTGATCTAGCTTCATCTCTTGTGAAGTTTCAAAGTAAGATGAGGTTAATTGAAAAAGACGGCAAGTCTCATAACAATACATACACTACTTATGACAAGCTTATAGAAGCCTTTAGAGAGCATGGACCAGAATGTGGTCTTACACCATACATAATGATAAGAGGTAACTTTATACAGGCTCATATGATCCATGAGAATGGACATCTTAGTCCAGCATCTATTGTTGAGATGCCAGAAGAACATAGTCTTCGTGCTGGCAACAATTTGCAAGGCTTGGGATCTGATATTACCTATCTTAAAAGATACATTTTATCAGCTATGTTAAATCTTGCATCTGGTGATGATATGGATGGCAATCCAATAAAAAAAGAAACTCTAATAAAAAAAGAAACTCCAATAAAAAAACAAGATCCAAAATCAATGGAAGCTAATTTGATTGATGGCATTGTAAAAACAACAAGACTGCCAGCCCTTATGTCCTGGAAGATGGACAATGCAGATGCATTAAAATTTTTTGAAGAAACGAATGTTGAAGGGCATGTTCGTATTTTTGAACATTACAAGAAAAAAGAAACTGAATTAAAGGAGAAAAAGTAAATGGGAAGACCGCATATGGGTAACTCAAGGGTTACAGTACACCAAGATATAAAACAAAACTGGGCTAACGGAGAAGCTACAGGCTTTAAAGATATTAAAGCTTCCGCTTGGATTAATTGTGGCAAGGAAGGTCCCAGCCAAGACGATCAAGAAGTTATAGATATGTTTACCAAATGGTTAAAGACAAACAGCTACACAGTTGGAGTTCAGATCCAAGAAAAAGCTGGTGACAATTTTATAAAATTATTAAGCGTAAATTTATTTGGTAATACGGAGGAGTAAATGAAAGATGCAGAGGAAAACAGCATCTTGGTCAACACTAAGCAAGCTTCGAAAATTTTATGGGGAGACATTTCTCCATCAGCCCAAAGAAGGACAACAAGACTTGCGAACAAAGGAGTCATCAAACATGTCAGAGAAGGAAAGCTCTACTGGTTCAATCGAATTGCCCTTAAACGAGTTGCTGGTGATACCGACAGAGAACAAGATAACAGTAGTAGTGCAAGGCAAGGTTTATACATGCAAGGCAAGCAAGCAAGTCTTGATCCGAAAAGCACAAGAGTTTTTAACAAGAGGGATTCTTAGTAAAGAAAATCCAAATGGCTAAAAAGTTAATACCAGGAAAAGAAAAATCTAAGGGCAAGAAGTACAGCCATAGACCAAAGAGATTTGAGGACCAATGGTACTGCAAAGAAACAAGAACATGGCTCAGAGGTACAGATCCAGATGTCAGTTGATAAGGGGATGATTTTATATAATGCCTGTAGGGATCTTAATCACATCTGTAATGATGTATTTCCATACGCACATGAAGATCATACTGTTAACGATAAGATCTTAAAAGAGCTGTATCAGGATCTACAGGACATCCAACAAAAATATTTAAGCGAAGTTAGAAGACAAAGAGTCGAACATGGATGAGTTTGATCTTTATTTAAGAATTATGATGGTGGCAATACTTGCATATGCTGGTTTTGTTAAATTATTGTTCAGTTTAGTACAGTAATATTGTCAGCATTGCTGTAAGCCATTTTAAGCCCCATACAGAATCATTTGTAGTTTTAGATCAGATCGTATTAAGGACCTATTAGTTTATCTTCTTAGGGCTTATATGAAGTTTTTTTTCAGCCAAATACATGTTTGTAATGTCACTTACAAACTCGCTGATGCCGAAAGCTAAATTATGATCTAAAAGGTACTGCAAGGCATCTATATATTCCTGTTCCTCTTCACATTGTATTAATCCGTGGATCTTCATAATAACTTTGTAAAGATTTTCTTCTGTCATTAATTTGTCTCTATAAATTTTCTTTCTGGCTTATAGCCATGATCAGAATCTTCATTTAAAATTGTTACTTCAATATTATTAGCGAGCATTCCCTGGATCAAACTTTCGGCTAACAGATCATCGACATTATATCCCATGTTAGTCCTTCCAGAAACATTCCTTCTCCAGTAGTCTCTCGCCCATTGATTGTTAGGATGGAATGTATATATTAA